TATAAAAGGAATGTTAAATCAGATATAGACCACGATGAGGAGTTTTATGAAGAGTCACCTTTAAATTTTTCTGGTGAGTACGATGACCAAAATGCTATATCAGCTATAAATGATATTTTCGAATCAACCAATAAAGTTTCAAAAACATTAAGTTCTTACTTTGAACCAACTAAAGGGGAAAAAAGAAAACATAAAAAACTAAAAAAGGATTTTTTAAACGAAACAATAAGAAAAGCTAAATATAATAAAAATTTAAAAAATTCTTTTAGTACTTACGAACAAGAAAAATCAACAACTATATTCTTAAAAGAAAATAATGAGTTTAGATTTATCGGTAAAAATAAAAGAGGTGGTGTTGTTTTTAAACACAATAAAGATTTAGTTGAGGTAACAAGTAAAGGGAGAATTATCTAATATAATGAAATTAGTATACGTTAACGAATTAGGTCCTAACTTTAAAGGTAACTACGTATATGAGTTTATTTTTTCTGATAATTTAAACGATATATGGGGTGATGAATGGGACAGTAGACCAGCTTCATCTAAACCACAACCACCAGAAATGGAATACATTAAAAAGGTTGGCATTTTTTCTAAACCAAATATAGAATTTGAATTAATACAGAATTCTGACTACTTTTCATTTACTGATTCTATAGATGATGTTATATCGTTAGCTTGGGAAAGGTGTAGTGATGATGAACTGTCAGATAAGACTAGATTAGTATTTGGATTTGGTGATGATATCTCTTCAGTCGAAGATAAACTATACGTTAGAGATTTAATTTTAAATTATGATGAAAAGGAAGAATATAAAGAAAATTAATAGATTGGACATCTACTCTAAATTACTTAAAGAGGGGTTTAAGTTAGATACGTTATTATCGTTAACCGATAACCAATTATACACCCTAAGCTCTAAAATTCTTAATGAAGTAGAGACCACACAAACACAAACACAAAAGTATAAGTTAGATGTACCATCTGAAGTAAAAGGGTTTAAAGAAAAGGTCACTGACCAAACATTAAATTTAAATCCTGAAAATATTGAGATTGTGGACGATACAGCGGTAGTTACCACAGATATGAATGAAGATGAAGAGTTAACACCAAATAACGAACCCGAAATTAACTTTGAAAAGGGTGGTAAAGAAGTTACATTACTAGGGTCTGGTGAAGCAAACGAAGAGGACCTTGGTGAGGAAATTATGGATATGGGTGCTGGTGATTTCGATGACCCAAACACCCAAACATATAACTTTACATCACAAGGACCTGAAGATGGTGAAGAAGGTTTAAATGAGTTTGCACCACAACCAAACTATTCGTTTAGAAACCCAGAAAGTAAGGGTTTCCAATCAGACGGACCAAGAGGTAATAGTGGTGGTCTTTATGAGGACGATGAGTTTTACGAGTCTTTAGAAAAAGTACAAAAAGATAATGCTGGTATGGATACCGACCAAGACGCACCACAAGAAGGACCAGACAACAATAGTAACGCTGATGATGGTATGGGAATGTTCGAAACTATTACAAAAAAAGAATTAATGGAAAAATTTGCGTCTAAAGCACAACAAAAATATATGTTCGCTAATAAACCTAAAGCAGCAAAAAAATTAGCTTCAAAAATGACTAAAGGTGATTACAAAAAATTACCCGAATACGTTTCGGGTGATGAACCAATCGATGAGAGTCTAGTCGAAAACTGGATAATGGGTTTAGTGGAAAAATATGAAAGACCATCAATGACTAAATCACAATTGTTAGACACGTTAAACGAGATAGTTATGATGGACGCACCAACAACAGCACCAACAAAACCAGGTATTGATACACCAACAAAACCAAAAAAACCTGGTAGAAAAAACCCATATTTACCAAAACATAAACCAAAACCAAAAGCTATGGATAACGATGTTGAGGACGCTAAGTACGAATTACCGTCTTGGTTGGATTTTGACAGTTTATTTACGGATAATGCTAATAGTCCAACAACAGTACCAACAAAACCAGGTATTGACACACCAACAAAACCAAAAAAACCTGGTAGAAAAAATCCATATTTACCAAAACATAAACCAAAACCAAAAGCTATAGGTAATGAGTAAGAACATAAGAATAAGTAAAAACGACATATTAAAGTTTAAAAAGAAATTACGTGAAGCACCAATCGATTATGGTGATAGGCCAGAAAGAATGGACCCATCATTACAATCAAAAATAGCTTCTGGTGAATTTCCAGGTGCTGATTTACCAGCTTACCCTAATGTTGACCCAAATAAACTTCCTAGTAATTTTGAGGAGTTGGTCGCTTCTGAAAGGTTCAAACAAGTTGTGGAAAAAGTAAAAAACTACACAGGTGTAAATGAGGTTACACCAAACTCATTTATGCAATTACAACGTATGTTGATGGGCTCAGTACAACAAATAATCCAAATAGAATCTCAAAACAAACAAAAATTAGAGGAGTTAGCGGTTGAAATAGTAAAACAAGAAATGGCAATACCCGATAACGCATTACAGTTTGACGCGAAGATTGTTGGTATGGGTGAGATTAATATGGATGGTATGCAAGGTCAAGAAGAAGAAGAAGAAGAGTCTGAAGAACAACAAATGGACGCTGAAGAAGAAGCTATGGATGAGTTTGAAGATTTTGATATCGAAAAACAAAAAAGAAGGTTTCTAAATCAACTAATACAAGGAGCGTCTAAAAAGGGTCATTATATGTTCCATTTAATTGAAGAAGAATTAAATAAAATTAACCCAAACCTTATAAACTTATATGGTGTTATGATGTCTATAAATGATTTAGTTTATTGGATTATGCCTGATGAAACAACAATGATGATGGCACAAAGTGGTGAGGGGATAGCTGGTAAAGAAGAAGTGGACCCTACTACGGACCCACCAACAATTAAAGTACAGGGGATAACTTTTCCAGTTTTGGTACATGAACTAATAAAAGGGGTCATGGAGGTACTAGCCACCCAAGGATTACCTGACGACCCAAATAAAGCAAAACGTGTTATGGACGCTGAAGACACTTTAGTTGCTGAAGTGTGGGATTTAAGGTTAGGTCCAGTTATATGGGAAAAATTTAGAGAATCTTACCCAACAGAACTTATGCAAGACGATAAAAAAGAAATACAAAATTATTTATTTAGTGAATTTGCTAGTATGCCCGCTACGGATATGTTTAGATTAGCAAAAAATATCCTTTCGGGAAGTGAAGAAGGTCAAAATGAATTAAAAAGAATCACACAAGAAATTATAGACCAAATAAATAAAGATGATTATGAGGATGGCACGGACCAATATGATGATGATGATGATACAACACCTGTTGTGGACGGTGATGATGTTTTAGGTTCTTTAGATTTACCAAATAATAATGGTGGTGAAGAATTTGATATGGATACAATACTAGATAAAATTGGTAGTAGTGGTATGAGCTCTTTATCTACAGAAGAATTAGCTTTTCTTAGAAGACAATCAAAAGCTTAAAAAAGAATATTTTTAACTATTTACTGGTATGGGGATGAATAAAAATGAACTCATACAAGAGTACATCAAATGTTATAAGGATACGGCATACGCCTTAAAAACTTATCTACAAACTTACGACAACACACAAAACAAACATGTCCCGTTTGAATTATTCCCAGAACAAAAAACTATGATTAGTGACTTTGAGAATTATGATGATAACATAGTTTTAAAGTACAGACAAGCGGGTGTGTCAACAGCCACAGCTGGGTGGGCTTCTAAAAAATTACAATTCGCGTCTAAAGAATCACCAGAAAAAATATTAATATTAGCTAATAAATTAGATACAGCAACTGAAATGGCTAATAAAATTAAAGTCTTTTTAAGACAATGGCCTGATTGGGTCAATGTTGGGTTTGATAAGGATAAGAATTCACAAAAACATTATAAATTAAATAATGGTTCAGAAGTTAAAGCTGTTGCGACATCCGTTGATGCGTTAAGGGGTTACACACCAACAATATTAATTTTTGATGAAGCTGCGTATATTGAATCTGGTAATGATTTATGGGCAGCGTGTATGGCGTCTTTAGCTACGGGTGGTAAAGTTATTGTAATATCAACACCAAATGGGTTTGACCCAATTTATTATGAAGTATATGACCACTCAGTTAGAGGGATAAATAATTTTAAAATAAGTACCTTAAGTTGGTACATGGACCCAAGATTTACTAAAGATTTACAATGGTTAAAAACTAAAGACATACTTAATTTTTTATTAAACAGAGACGAATATCCAGACATTGAGGTGGTGGATAACCTACCTGTTGCGGACTATAAAGAATATATAAGTAATGGGTATAAACCATTTTCATCTTGGTTTGAATCTATGTGTAAGAAATTAAAGTTCGATAGACGAAAAATATCCCAAGAATTGGAGTGTGCCTTTTTAGGTTCTGGTGATAACGTTATTGATAGTACCATTATGGAGTTAATTTCGGGGGATATAACCGACCCAATAGAAACGTGGGTTGGTAATGATTTATGGATTTGGAAAGAACCTGTTGAGGGCCACAAATACATTATGGGAATTGATGTCTCTAGGGGTGATAGTGAAGATTCAAGTGGGTTTACCATAATCGATTTTGACGAGAGGGAACAGGTTGTTGAATATTTGGGTAAGGTACCACCTGATATTGTAGCGGAATTAGCTTATAAATGGGCAACAAAATACACTTGTTTTACAGTTATCGACATCACTGGAGGTATGGGTGTAGCGACATCTAGAAAGATGTTGGAGTTGGGACATAAAGATTTTTACTATGATGGGGTGAACCCAACCGAGATGTGGAAATTTAATCCAGACACTAAAACACCTGGTATTAATTTCAATAGTAAACGTGCACAAATAATACAGTCGTTAGAGGAACAACTGAGAACTGGTTTTAAAATTAGGTCTAAAAGGTTAATTAATGAACTTAAAACATTTGTCTACATAAATGGGAGGCCTGACCACATGAAAGGGTACCACGATGATTTAATAATGTCGTTAGCTATATCTTTATATGTCGCACAAAACTCATTTACACAATTAAAAAACAATATTGCTCAAGCTAAAGCAATGTTAGACTCTTGGGTCATGGACGAAACAAGGTATATAACCTCACCGCGTCAACCGACATTTAGACCGACAATTAGTTCAGGAAACGCGTTACCACCACAATCAAACGACCATAAAGACTATTTATGGTTATACACAGGACTAAAATAGATATGGAATTTAAAAAAAACCCAAGGATTGGTTCCGCTAATAGAGCTAGAAGTGGAAAAAAACTTAGACAAGTTTTAGGTACCACAGTCTATGCTTGGTGTCCAATACCACCTGACTTTAATGGTAAAATAAACACCATAAAAGATGCAAGTGATAAACGTTGTTGTGACCAATGTAATGGTGTTACTGTAGATAATTGTGTAACCTATGTTTATGGTGGTAGGTGTTTTACCGCAACAGCAGCGTATGTGGATTGTGATTATGTAGTATAAAATGTTTACAAGAAAATATAATTTATTAAGTTTATAATACCATGGCAGAAACTAAAATGACAATATTCCAAAGACTAAATAATTTATTTAGTACTGAAGGACCACAATCCACTACGAAAAGTTTTAACTTAGATAAGAAGGATATATTAAAGACAACATCCCAAGTTGATTACGACAGAACTAAATTAGAATTACAACAAGGACAATACCTTTCTAGTCAATGGCAAAAGATAGAGAGTAATTTATATTCACAAGCTGTTTATTACGAGCCAACTCGTCTAGCTTCATATTATGATTATGAATCAATGGAGTTCACACCTGAAATTTCAGCAGCTTTAGATATCATATCCGAAGAATGTTGTACCATATCAGAAAGAGGGTTTATGTTAAACATATACTCTGAATCAAAAAGAATAAAAGCTATTTTAGCTGATTTATTTAATAATGTTTTAGATATTGAATCTAATTTACCAATGTGGGTTAGAAACACTGCCAAATACGGTGATGATTTTGTTTACCTAAAAATAGACCCAGAAAAGGGCATTGTTGGTGCTACACAACTACCTAATATTGAAATCGAGAGAACCGAAGCAGGTATGAAAACATACCAACAAGGTGTCGGTGAAAAGGAAGAAAGAGATGTTAAATTCATATGGAGAAATAAAACTATGGAATTTAATAACTGGGAGGTAGCTCATTTTCGTTTATTGTCAGATGATAGAAGGTTGCCTTATGGTACGTCTATGTTAGAAAAATCACGTAGAATATGGAAACAATTACTGTTAGCTGAAGACGCTATGTTAATATATAGAACATCTAGAGCCCCTGAAAGAAGAGTTTTTAAGGTATTTGTTGGTAATATGGATGATAAAGATGTTGAAGCGTATGTCCAAAGGGTAGCTAATAAGTTTAAACGTGACCCAATTGTGGATAAAGATACCGGAAATGTAGATTTGAGGTATAATCAAATGGCTGTTGACCAAGATTTCTTTATTCCAGTTAGGGATTTAAACGCACCAAATCCGATAGACACATTACCTGGAGCTCAAAATCTGTCAGAAATAGCCGATATTGAATACATACAGAAAAAATTATTAGCAGCACTACGAATACCTAAAGCTTTTTTAGGTTTTGAAGATACTGTTGGGGAAGGTAAGAATTTAGCTATACAAGATATACGATTTGCTAGAAGTATTAATCGTATACAAAAATCAATGATACAGGAATTGAATAAGATTGCTATCATACACCTATACATGTTAGGTTTTGAAGACGAATTAGCTAATTTTACGTTAGGCCTTACTAACCCTTCTACACAATCGGAATTGTTAAAGATTGAGCAGTGGCAACAAAAAATTACCTTATATAAGGACGCTGTAACCGACCCAGGTACTGGTATTCAAGCAGTCTCATCCACATGGGCAAAGAAAAATATATTAGGTTTCTCAGATGAAGAAATTAAATTAGACTTACAACAACAAAGAATAGAAAAAGCTGTTGGTGAAGAGTTGAACCAAACATCAACAATAATCAAAAACACTGGAATATTTGCTAACATAGATAAATTATATGGTGAAGAAGTTAAAGACGGTGGTGGAGCTGAAGAAGCGGCTGGTGATGGTGAAATTGAAGCTCCTGCAGATACTGGATTTGAAGGTGGGGTTGAGGAGACACCACCAATGGATGAACCAGGTGGTGACTTAGAATTAGCGTCGGTAGATAAATCCAAACTACCTTTAATATTAGAAAAGTTTGATAATAATAATTTTAATCTTGAAGAACAATTAAGCAAAGGTGAAAAGGATTTAAAAGATGTTACATCAAAAGTAGATAGTTTATTAAAAGAATAGATATTTATTATTAAAATAGG